CCCCTACTCCTGTTGCAGGGTCCCACGGTTGAGGATCTAGACAGTGCCAACTGATGGAATCGCCTACGGGACACAGTACTAGTGGCAATGTAGTCTCCCCCTCTACACTGGTGTAACAGTTATATTGCGATTAACCCACGTGGCTGCCGCTCCAGCGGGTATCCGATACTTCGCGGTGAAAACGTTCGTTCCAGGGGTTAGACCAGACACTAGGAAGGTGATGCCGAAAGCCCAACCAGAGGTGGTCGGGTTGGACATCGCCTGAGCGTCATTGGCAGCAGCCGTGGTTGCGCCGGAGATGGCAAACGACATGAACGCGGCGTTACCGGCAGAACCTGCAGCACATAGTGAAGAGATAGTGACTAGGGCAGTAGTACCCGTTTCAAGGCTTACTGTGGGACCAACTGTTCCCAAGTCGGTATAGGTGGTAGAGGCTGTTGTCTGGCTAGTGGCTACGGTCGCCCCTTGCGGACGGGCACCAATTGGCCGCCAGTTCGTTCCGTCGTAAACTTCTACGCGGTTAGTGTCGAGTCGATAGATCGGCATACCCGTATAGGTAATGAGTGCAGCACGCTCAGTCAAGCTTACGATTGGAATGAGACCACCGAGAGCTGCAGCGTAGTAACGCTTGTCAGTAATGTTAGCGTTGACGATCGAAGTGACGTTAGCGCCAACGGCGATCTGTGCAAGAATAATGCTGTTGTTTGGAGCTGCAGGAGCTGATGGGCTCGCCGAAGCTGTACCGGTCACGACCGCTAGTGACCACGAGTTAACTCCGCCGCTGTAGACGGTGTCCTGAACCTTTGCTACGATGAGGTCAATACGACTGTTACCCGTACCGGGTGCTGTCGAAATCGACAAGTTAACCGTAGCATCGTTTTGCCCAATATAGTTGCTTTGAGCACCAGACTCGGTGCCTGGGATAAAGATCATGCCCGCACCAACGTCGACGGACATGTTAGGTGTCCCAGCATGCTGGACTACAGCTAGTTGGGCGCCCATCGCTGGTTGTACACCGCCTCGGGACTTATTCGGCGAGGCTGCAGAAAAGAGTCCTGCACCTAATGCAGCGAAATAGGACCGCATCTGGGCAGCGGTGTGGGTGCTACCAGCATTCTGGAGAAAGCCGGGAGGTGTCTGCTCAGTCATCCTATCTCCATGCGTTTCGGTATTGGACGGTTACTGTTCCCGTACCACTGTCTGCTCTGAGCCTGAGGAAGTTTTGTCCTGCCAAGAGGTGGAACCAACCAGGACCTGTTAGCGTTGCTCTAGCATTAGCACCGTTTAGTCTCACTGTATGATATTGCGTATCTACCACTAAAAGGAACGTATTGTCTACTAGGTTAACTGTAAAGTCGAGCTCTTTGCCTACGTTGTCGTTCAGAAGACGTGGATTAGTCAGAGGACCCGTAAAGGTAAGGATTGGTGGCGTTGGACGATTCCCACCGTTTACAACGTATTGTCCGTCAGAAGTAACTGAAGAGCCGCCAAAACCAAAGTTGAAGCCAAGGTTGAAGCCGAAGCCAGAGAAGTTGATCGCACCTACAGGCAATACGTACGCCTGAAGAGCGTAGTCGTAAATCCTAGGGTCTTCGGCGTACATACTAATCTGGATATCTGCTTCGCCAGTTCGGAAGGCAGTATCGACGCTGTACGATACGCCTAAAGGTTTGACGAATAGGACTCGAAGAGCACCATCTCTAGTCACGAAGTAGAATGGAAGTAGTACAGTACTAGGAGCGAAGTTAGCCTTTAGTGAGTCGAGATACACATCGAGCGAGTTTCCTTGACTATAAGCAACGCCAGTGATAACAATGTCGCGACCAGTTTCAAACTCAGCGTCCATGAAGCCACCGTCAACACCTTCATGGTCACGCTTAGTAGCTCTATAGGGTGCAGAACTTAGACCGACAACGTCGGTGACATCAACAAACGGAACGCCCGGAACGGTGTCGTCATTTAGAATGACACCGCTGTCGTTCAGCTGGAATGTCCAAGGGTTAACGGGTACGCTCACGCGGTCCTCGCTGCTAATAGGAAGCCGAGTTTGGCAGCCTGTGCTTCAGGATCCATCTCGTGCGTATTCACGGTAATGTTATTGTTAACCGTCTTATGCGACGTGACAGGCCGGTTAAGCACAGTGGTACGAGGTACTTGTCCACGAGCGACACTTACTACTTTGCCAGTTACATCCTTAAGCTGCGCGTTAAGTGATGGCATCATGTCTTTAATGCCCATGCCGAAACCTTGCATGACTAGTCGACCGGTATTACGAAGAAGTTGACGATCCTTCGACGGAGGTCCTTTATGCTGAACAATAAAGTTACCAACGGAACTAAGGAAGTTTCCTAGCTTACCTAGCGAGCTCGTCATACCGCTGATAAAGCCGTCGATTACCTTCATACCTGTATTGAAGAGCCACTGCTCAGCGCCAGCGAGAGCGTTCTGAATGTCTCCTGGTATTCCTTTAACAGCCTCAACAATTGCATCTTTAGCCTTCTTAGTAGTGTCTCCAAGGCCGAATAGCCACTTAAAGTAGCTCTTAACCCAGTCGATCGCTACAGAGAACCAGTGGATTAGCTTTTGAATCCAGTCAACTAGGGCGATAGTGCCTTCGATGAGTAGCACTATGGCTCCGATTACTAGAATGAGAGCAGCAATAAGGGCACCGAGAATCGCACTCCCTGCTATCTTGCCGATCCACTTAGCGAGCCACTCAAGCACCTTCAGAACTTTATCTATGCCCTTCTTGTGATCTTCGTAGAACTTGATAGCATCCTTAATCGCCGGTATCAACCAGTGTTTGATTGTCCAAGCAACGTACGTAAAGCCCTTATCTGCGACCTTCTGGAGCCAGTTCAGGATCTCTTTGAGGTTCTTTACAAAGTCTTTGCCGTACTTCTTTTGGAGTTCATCGAGAATTGGCAAGACCTTCTCGTTGATAACCTGCCATAACTCGTCCAGTGCGGGCTTAACACGCTTATCAAATCCTTCGACAAGAGAGTCGATGAAGGGTTTGATGTCATTGGTCCATGCAGCCCTGAGTTCTTGGCCTATACTGACAAAGATGTCGCGCAGAGGCTTAGACTTTTTCCAGGCTAGATATGCTGCAGCACCGATAGCTGCGAGAACCGCGGTAAATCCTGCCATTATGGCGATTACTTCGCCAAAGCTGAGACCGAGCGCCGCAAGCGCAGCTACTAGGGCGCCGATGCCACCAAGAACGACAAGGACTATGCCTGCGGCTATCGAGAGAACGCTACCGAAGAAGACGATGTTGATAATCGTCCTACGTGTAGACTCAGGAAGTTTGTTGAACGCCTGCAAAATCTTGGTCAAGAAGCTGAGGAGCTTGTTGAACGCAGGCGTAAGAATCTCACCAATCGATTCCTTGACGATGTTGAAGTTGTTCTTCAGTAGTTGCGTCTTAGATTCGACAGTTCCAGCCATTAGTCCGTAAGCGTTACCGAACTGACCTGTCGAGTTATTCATCGCTTTTAGGTCGGCCTGGAAATCCTTGAACAGGTCAGGCTTTACCGCAAGTTGGATAAACCGCATCGCCTGAATAGTTCCGCCGGCGCCCTTGAATGCGTCTACCAGAGCCGCGACACGCTGAGGTTGCGGTAGCTTGCCCAGTTTCGCAGAGAGTTGGCTCAGGATATCGACAAGAGGTAGGAAGTTCCCCTTGGCATCCTTTACCTTGATGTTCATCTGCTCGAGAGCCTTAACAGCCTTCGGATTCGAGAAGGCGTCCAGTGCTCGAGCAGCTGACGCCGAAGCCATAGCAGCACTCAGACCATTACGGGTCAAGAATACTAGCATGGCATCGAGAGTCTGTAGACTCTGACCTGCACGAACAGCAGAAGGCGTAGCCCGACCAATAGTTGTTGCGAACTGACCGTAAGTACCGACACCCTTACGTACCAGCTGGAACTGCAAGTCCAAGACCTTATTTACGTCTTGGAACGGTATCTTGAAGGCGTTCATGAGCTGCATCGTACTTCGGGAAGAGTCTTGTAGTGAGACTTGTCCCGCAACCGCTGCTCTTGAGAACGCATTAAGCATTACAGTAGCTTGTTGAAGGTTCGCATCCGTCGATGAGAAGATGTCGTACAGCGCACTCTGGACATCGTTAAACGGAACGGCTACGTCTGTCGCGACCTGCTTACCGATGTCGGACAGTTGCTTAAGGCTTGCAGAGAATCCGTCGACCTGTGTTTTGGTAAGAGCAACTTGACGTTGATATTCACGAGCTGTATTAACAGTAGACAGAAGGGCAGCAGTACCCACAACGCCGACACCGATCATTGCGATACCGACTAGTGAAAGCACTTGGCTAGTACTTCGTATAGCCTGCGCTAGCTGTGTATGTCGCCGCGCTGACAGTTCAAGGCTTTTCGCCTGCTGTTCAAGCGCTGCAGCGTTAGCAACAATTCCGGCAGTCTCGTCGGTGGTAGCGCCAGCTGCTCTCATATTGGCTGCTTGCTGACGAAGAGCTGCGGCCTCTGATCTAGCTCCAGCGGCTTGCGCTGCAGCACCAACGCGGAGGATGTCACGGCTCATGGCCTGTAGGCCACCAGTAGCCTCGTCTCGCACCTTCAAGACGAAGTACAGATCACGTGCCGTGATCCCCACTTAATCCTCCTAGGCCTTACCGGTAGCTGCTTTAGACCGAGCGTCTATGTCTTCGCGTATCTTGTCGAATTCTATTACTCGATGGACTAGGAAAATGTATAGGCTGTCTTGACTAAGAACGCCTCCGTCATCAGGTAACTGCCCTAGATGTTCACAAAGTCGAATTAATTCCAACCAGTCAGCTGCGTCCTGCTCTGCTGTTTCAACAGTTGTCTTCTTGCTTATGATGAAGCTCCTGAGCTGGTCGACGATTTTCCCACTTCCTCGTCACCTTCGAAGTCGTTGAACGTTGTAATATATTCATCGATCTCGTCACCGACTAGACCGTCAAGCATCTCAAGGTGCTTAGGGTCCTTGAAGTTTAACAGTGATTCACTAGCAGAATCATCGGGGTTTGCGAGGTAGGTGAGATTGTGTTCGACGATAACAGTAGCGAACTCGAATTCCGTCACCTTGCGGTTCAGGAATTCGAGTTCAGCGGAGATGTCTTGGTTACGGGCCCGACCGCCCTTGATCTCCATCTTAGGCTTAGCCAGAAGCGCCTTGCGCTGCATTTTCTCCCCGAAGGTCATCCGCCGTAGAACGACGAAGCCTCCTTCAAGGCTCTTGAGCTCGAACCTCTTGGTAGGTACCCCTACACGTGTTGCGATAGGCATTTTCAGCTCCCTCTCATCGATGCCTATGAATGCCATGCAATTTGCTTTAAGAGAACCACACGGCCTTTATTCGATTGTTAGACCAAATCAGACTCGCAAGATCTCAACGGTGTGGTTAGCTATTAAGGTGTGTAAGTCCTTTGGTCTAATTAAGCTCTAACCCGGTCTGTTTACGTCTAAAGCTAACTAGCTACCTCTAAGTGCTTAAGACTGACAGACTAATTTCTGTTTCAAGTTCGAAGCCTGGTCCTTGACGCACTGGCTTTGCTGTTTCGTTCCAAAGCTTTTGCGCTCTTACTACTACAGGTTCTAGATCTAATCCGTCATGCTCAACACTTACCGTGTGGACTGAATCACTAATTGTGACCTTAGTTGACATCGTTGTCTCCCTCTACAAACGATGCGCTACGCGATGTTTTCCTGCGTCTTTACTACGATCTGGTACGTAGCAGGAGAAGAGCTAAGCTGGTTCTGGAAGTCGACGACTGCACGTACAAGGTCACCCTGACTAGCAATGTTAGTTACGTAGGTGTCTCGCATTGCGTTCGGAATCAGAATCGAAACGCTATTGTTTATACCCTTGCTAATCGTAAGAGTAAGAGACGCGGCGGTGTACGACTTGAAGGCATCGTAATCAGTACGAGTCATAAAGTCGCGCTCGAAATGCGTCGTACAGGTTCGTTCGCCGTAGGCAATGAACTGTGCGCTACGTCCCGTATTCTTGAGACGGAACTCAGCCTTGCCGGCGTCATCAATCGTGAACTCGAACAGGTCTGTATCGAACACCTGAGTCCCTGTAGGGATCTCGATGTCGTACATGCCTGCGCCGTACGGTGCTGTCGTCGGAAACGTAGGCGAACCAATGCTCTGACTAGCTTCGTCGGTGCCCAACAAACCTATCGCTACAATGAGTTCACCCTCATTGATCGAGAACTTAAGCGAGGAAACAACTACGCCGACATATCCGAAGACCGCTCCGGAAACACGCTGAATGGTAAGCGAGAGTGTCCGCCCTGGAATCGCGTCGTTAATGGGCGTATACGTATAGACGTAGTTAGGCCCAGCACCAGACTTGACACAGCTCATTCGTGCGCAGTACAGGAAGTAGATGAGGACGTCTTCCAGTACTTCAATTTCCATTACACCTTCGATGTGCGAGTTGCCAGGACTACTACCGATCACATCGACACTAGCCCGCACCGGCCTCCGCCATCTAGTGGCCTGCATGAATGCAAGGGTCTCACTGTTGAACGGTACCCACTTGGTCGGTGCAGTGTAGGTACCGGCCTGGAACGCGGTGTTAGTAGCAGGGAGTGCGCCGGAGGGAGTGATCGAGCCTGTGTCAACGTAAGTTACAACAGCGCCGACGGTTGTGAGTAAGAGTTCAGTTCCTGTAGCACCACCTGCTGCGGTTCGGTAGATCTTGTAACCGGTTGCATTAGGAACTGCAGCCCAGTTGATCGTATTCGAGTTAGTGCTGCCAGCGCCTGTGACGATCGACTGCTCGTTGCTAACCGTCGTCTCGCCTACTGCATTGATAGCAGTAACGTAGTACTTATAGGTCGAAGCGGTCGGCAGAGTACCACCGGAGGTGCTCGTGCTAGGTGCTGATTGCACCGGAGGCGGAAGGACCTCGAATGCAAGTCCTGCTATACCGCCACCGCCAATGCCATAAGGCATACCTACTCCTCCTCAACGATAACGGTAAGCTCGACACCTTCAGGCAATCCTACTAGAGGAAGCTTGAGCCCTCGTGTCTCTTCGAACCTGTTCGCGTCATCTTGTGTGAACATGCGAAACAGACCCGGACCTATTACGCCGAGACCATCAACAACGATGGATCGCTCGGTATTGTTGGTGACTTGATACTTCATCCTGCCTCCCATCGTCGTCAACGGAGCTTAGTCTTCGACTTAGCTGTGTATGTTAACCGTACGGTACGGTACGCTGTCCCGGAACGATATACAAAACCCGAATCGGTTGCACTCACAAAGCCGTGAATTACTAGACCACTTTGTTGTGGATCTAGATTTACGAAGGTTCTCACCTTATCAGCGATCTGACCTACTTGCATACGAGTTAGTTGATTGTCTTGGATTTGAGCGTGATAAATGAAGATGTAGATGGTAAAGTCGTTTTCTCCGTAGTACTGTGCTGGATGAAGAGTTACCGGAGCTCCCGAAGGTTCTACTACAATGCAAGGAATAGCTGGAAACTTCTCCTGATCACCAAACCAAACATTCTGTGGGACTACAGGGGCTGAAGTATTCGGGTCAAGAGTAGTAGAGGTAAAGGTCGCAAGGTTAGCGACTAGTTGGCCGTAAATGTACTCGGCTAAGACTTCTACAGAATCAGTCAGGCTAGCCAATGTCCCTGAACCCTCCCTCCTTGACTGCGACACCTTCCATCCACTTGGAGAAGATCAGCTCTATCTTCGGCACATCTTCTGGCTGCCACATGATAAAAGGTCTTGCTGGTAAGCTCCAAGCGCCTTCAGAGTCAATGATCAGCCCGATAGCGCGATTTCGCACATGGCTCGCAGACGCTTTAGGGCCTAGCTCTTTCTTAGCAGCAGGAACGAAGCGCGAGATAACGGCTTCGGCTGCCGAGCTATGAGGTGCATGACTCATTAGCTCAGCCAACGCTCCTCCACCACTAGTACCTGTAGAACCTGCTTGATGGTATACACCGTAGAACGCATCAAGCGGCAGGCGTCTAACGGTTGCCGACTGCTCACCTATGTCCCAGATGCCGAAACTAGTCGCAGCCTCTTCTAGTGTACCAGTACGGTGCAGAATTGGATGAGCTGCCCCAAAACGCTGGAGAATAGTACCTTTGTTGAGATTGTCCCACGAAGGTCGACCTTCAGACTCGAAGTTCTCCTTGATAGAGGGAATGATTACGTGTTGCACCGCAAGCGTCAACGGAACTCTTGCCGACTTGACAACCTGGCCCATGACCCTTAAGTCTTTAGCTACTAGTCCAACCGAAGGCCTTACTTCCCACTTGATTGACATAACCTTATCGAATCTCAAGCCCATGATCGCGCTAGCAATTGGCACAGATGAGGCAGTAGCTCTCGAGATTGGAAGGTTTGAGGGAAGTGACGTAGCCATAAGTCCTCCTAGAACACCGTGGTCATGGAGAACTTAGCTGGACCGAGAGACGGATCAAGGTCTGTAGGGTCTTGCGCGCTAGAGGCATCAGTTGGGTAGTACGCCGGGTCAGTTGTAGTCGATATAGTACCTGGGATCTCGATAGACCCATCCAGGATACCTGCTATCAACATCTCCGCGTTTGCATCTAGCTTTAAGGCGTACGTGTTCTCTTGAGTTCCTACGTCCTCACTGTACTGACGCATGTAGAGGAAGGCAACGTACTTCTTGGAAATGATCGTACGCACAAGTTTTGGCGTCGTAGTGCTATCAGTCCAAGAATTAACGTCCATGCCTTGCACACCGCGCAGGCGATCGATTACTTCCTCTTCCATGTGAGCTAACAGCTCAGCATCAAGAGTCGTGAACGTTAGTTTTGTAGGTTCACACCACGCTTTAGCCTCTGCTACAGTGATGCGCGCCATCGCTTCTCCCTCTTAGTGCAGGTGGGGCGGTCACACTTCCCGTATGACCGCCCCTACTTCACCCCGGCTGCACTTGTGCTACTCAGTTGGTCGGAATATCTCCTGAGTTGGTCGACGGCTGCACATCGGACCCACCAGCGCCTGGAGTGGCGGCGTCCGCTGGGGTAGACGCCGGAGTATCACCTACGGGTGGAGCTTCGTCCCGATCCTTATAGATGATGATTGGTTCGGGCATATCGACCTTCTCGAGGACACCAACGTCCCAGAGTGTCTTCATTGTAGCGTTGTCGAGTCCGGTAACGATTTCCCCGTACTTGAACTCGAGAACTTCGGACTCTACACCATCAGGTCCAGCGACTCCATGACGAATATTGCTTATCGCTCGAAATGCCATAGCCATTGCTTTCTCCTTTCACTCCCTCTACGTTCTAGCAGGATTAAGCAACAGCCGCCTTGATAACGTAGCCAGCAATCGACTTGCCAGCGTCACCGGTACCCGCATCA